TGAAAGGTTAGAGTCAATCGGTTCACAACTGCCCTTAAAATGGCTTAGAATGAATACTTTGGATGCTACACAAAGAAAGGTTTTACTAAAGACAGATGACTTGTTACTAACCTCACCTATCCACATTGAAGATATGGGCGGTATAAGTGTAACCCAACTCCGAGCAAAAGCCACCATCTTAAAGCAAAAGTATGGAATCAAGGTAATCTTTATCGACTACCTCCAACTTATGAGTGGTACAGGCAAATCAAACCAAAACAGGGAACAAGAGGTTAGCTACATCAGTAGAAGCCTAAAAGCCCTTGCTAAAGAGTTGGAAGTACCTATTATCGCCCTATCTCAATTATCTCGTAGGGTAGAGGAACGAGGAGATAAGATGCCACAATTATCCGATTTAAGAGAATCAGGTTCTATCGAACAAGATGCTGATGCAGTTATTATGCTTATGCGACCACATTACTACGAGATGACAGAAGCTATTGAGATTGGTGGTAAAGAATATTCTCCTAGCGATTTAGTAGTTTGTAAGGTAGAGAAGAATCGCCACGGATCAACAAAGAACATAGCATTAAGATTTTTACCTGAAACAATGAAATTTGAAGATTACCAATAACCAAAACAAATAACTATGAAAAATTCAATCGAGTATTTAATTAATGAAGTAAGTGCAATATTAACCGATACGCACTTAAATAGTATGCAGTATTTATTATTAGCAGATGCTTTAAAAAAAGCAAGAGAAAAGCACAAAGAAGAAATAATGAAGGCTTTTTTAGATGGCAAAGTAAATCACAATAAAGATTGGGCAAATGAATACTACAATGAAACCTATAACCAAAACAAATAATATGAAACAAGTGTATGTAGAAAACAACCTGGGCGAAGCAATGGAGTATGACTATGACCTTAAATACGAAGATGGCAAAACAGTATGCCTATATTCTCACAATAGCGAATGGACTGAACATTTGCACGGAGAAAAAGCAGGATCAATTAAAGATGTTGGGCATGGAGTTGTAATTAAGATTGGTGAACAAAAGATGACACTAGACTATACAGATATGCAAGTGCTAAAAATTCTTATACTATCTGATACAAACGATTTAGATTACTTTGAGATTAGAGAATCAATAACAATTAAAGCATGGCCAAGGGATATAGAAATAGACGAAAGTTTGAGATAGAAGAGGCTAAGGCTAAGGATGGTACTTACCAGGCTATTAAGCTATTTGCTAAGAGCACCAAGGTTATTGTTATACATCAAACAGAAGCACTAAAGAAAAAGTATTTCTTACTTGAGTACGAAAATAATGGTGTACCTAGTGGCATAAGTGACACAAGAGCAGAATTTTTTGCATTTAACCTTGATTTAAGAGATAGAATAGTTTTTATAAGAGCAGAGTTTTTAAGGGTTAAAGCAAGGAGATACTGGCGAATAGGTGAAATAAAAGTTAAGGATAAAATCAAGTATGTTAAGATGCCAACAGAAGAACTTATCAGGTGGTACTAACAATATATTAATAATATATTGTAATTTTGGCACATGGCCTACATATCTGCAAGTGATTTAACGAAGATGATGATGGATTATCTAAAGGATAATGGCAATGAAGTATGGAGAAATAATAACCTAGCAGTCAGAGGTAGAGCATTCATAGGAAGGAAAGGAGTTCCTGACATCATTGGTTATAGTAAGAAGTATGGTCACTTTGTTTGCTGCGAGATTAAAGCTATCGGTGACAGACTCTCTTCGGATCAAATGGTTTTTTTAGAGCAGTTAGCTATGGCAGGAGGAACTGCAATGTTATGTCAGCAGATTAGAGATGAATCAATAATAGTTAAAATATATAATCAAGATGGCGAAAGTCAAGACTGGGAGTTCATCAAAAGTGAGCTTCGGCTCAAGGAAACGAGGTAGAGCAAAGAAATCATTTAATAAACATAGTCCTAGGCCAAAAGATTACATAGGCCAAGGCAGATAAAACAAAGTAAAATGGAAAAAGTAGAATTAGAAAACAAGATAGAGAAAGCACCTAAGACAGTTAAGAAAGCAAAGGATGAGTTTACACAAGAAACCTATGATTTTTTGCATCAGGTGTTAGTAGATTTTGCAATAGATACAAAGCATAGACCTCAGCTTAAAGTAATCTTACATAACGCAAAGGCAGAACCAAAGAATAACAGTAGCATTTAATAACCAAAATATATAACATGGCAGCAGGTAAAGAAAAGATTTTCCTAGGAAGGTCACAAACAATGAAAACAGCATTTGGGGAGTTTA